AATACATCATTAAGATCAAGACTAAAAAGACTTTTTGCAACAAATGTTGTTGTAAGAAGAATTTCAAAAAATCGACTAAAGGCAGTTGATACAAACAGATTACAATCTACTGGTAATTTAACAAATAAACGATATGTAGATAGGTTTTCTGGTGTACATAAAGGTACAGGTTATGGGGTTGGTTATAACGAATCTCAGACATTTCATACAGCAAAGATAGAATTATTTACTGATTATGAGGCTATGGACATGGATGCAATAGTAGGTTCTGCATTAGATATTTATGCTGATGAAGCAACAGTAAAAGATGCAGACGGAGATACATTGACAATCTCATCGTCAAATGATGAAATACAAAAAATACTAAGAAATTTATTTTATGATATATTAAATATAGATTATAACTTATGGCCCTGGATAAGAAATGCATGTAAGTATGGAGATTTTTATTTACATTTGGATGTAGAAGAAGAAATTGGTATTGTTAATGTAACGCCAATATCAGCTTATGAGTTAAGAAGAGACGAAGGATTTGATCCAGAAAACCCATACGCATATAAATTTACTCTTGAACAAACACATGGTGGGGGTGCAAATCATTATGCAACAGGTAATACAGGAGGAGCTATTCAAGAATATGAGCCATTTGAAATTGCTCATTTTAGATTAATGTCTGATACAAACTTTTTGCCATATGGTAAATCAATGATTGAACCAGCAAGAAAATTATTTAAACAATTGATGTTAATGGAAGATGCAATGTTAATTCATAGAATCATGAGAGCACCAGAAAGACGTATTTTTAAAGTTGATGTTGGTAATCTTCCACCACAAGAAGTTGATAATCATATGCAACAAATTATCAATAAAATGAAAAAGGTTCCTTATATTGATGAACAAACTGGTGATTATAATCTGAAATTTAATATGCAAAATATGATTGAAGATTATTTCTTGCCAGTAAGAGGTGGTGATTCAGGAACTAGTATAGAATCATTACCAGGCATGACATCAGACGGCCAAATTGAAGATATAGATTATTTAAAAAATAAATTATTTGCAGCATTAAAAATTCCAAAAGCATATTTAGGATATGATGAAGGAGTTGAAGGAAAGGCCACATTGGCAGCAGAAGATGTTAGATTTGCAAGAACTATAGAACGAATACAAAAAATATTTGTTTCTGAGTTAACAAAGATTGCAATTGTTCATTTATATACCCAAGGTTATAAAGATGAGGATTTAGTTAATTTTTCTTTAGAGTTAACAAACCCATCTCTTGTATATGAAAAACAAAAAGTAGAAATACTTAATGAAAAAATTGGTCTTGCAAATACAATGAAAGAAAGTAATATGTTTTCTGAAAGATGGATATATGAAAACTTGTTTAATATGAGTCAAAATGAATGGACGATTGAACAAGAACAAGTTATTGAAGATTTGAAACAAAGATTTAGACATGAACAAATCACATCAGAAGGTAATGACCCAAGAAAAACAAATCTGAGTTTTGGTACTCCGCATGATATAGCTACAATGCATACAGCGACATCAGGAGAATTATTACCTGGCCAAGAGCAAGAACATGTAGGAGGCTCTGGAAGACCAAAAGGACCTATTACAGGTAAGTCACATAAATCAGCATTAGGTAGAGATCCATTAGGAATAAAACAAATAAGCAAAGCTTTTGATACAGATAAATCACCATTACAACATAATTTCCGTAACGGGCCGTTTAGTATGGAAACAATTGACAAAGGCTTGATGCAATCATTAATGAATTCAAGAACAAAATCTCAGCAGATACTTAAAGAAAGTTTACAGAAATCGACTGAAGATAAAGATAAAGGAACAATATTAGACGAATCGCAACTTCTAGATGATTAAAACCTAGTTGTTTCTTTAAGAGTCTCATATTTATTTAAAAATATATGCATATTATAGGGCGCCCCATATGACAAATGTAAAACATTCAAAATTTAAAAATACAGGACTTTTGTTCGAACTGTTGGTACGACAAGTAGCATCAGATGTAATGAACGGTACTGAATCTCAAGCTTTAAAGCTTATTAAACGACATTTCAAATCAGATTCAAATCTAAGTAAAGAACTAAAGTTATATAGAAGTTTATCAGAAGAAAAATTTACATCAGAAAAACAAGCAGAAATGTTTGTTGATGCATGTATAAATTCACGAAATAGATTACAAGAGTCTAATCTACGTAGAGAAAAATATAATCTTATAAAAGATCTTAAGAGGTCATTTGTAACAGAATCATTTTTAAAATCAAAAATTAAAAATTATAAATTACAAGCTTCAATATATAAATTATTTGAATCATCAGAGTTTGAAGATCCAAAAGCAATTGTTTCAAATCGATATATTATTATTGACAATATATTATCTCCAAAACAAACTGTAAAGAAAAAATTAGTTCGAGAAGATAAAGATGTTAGAATTTTAGCATCTAAACTAATGATTGATAAATTTAATAAAAAGTATTCTAATTTATCTGTAAGGCAGCAAAAAATGCTTCGTGAATATATAAATAATGTTACTAATACTGTAACCTTAAAGGAATATATAAAGATAGAATCTATTAAATTAATAGAAGATCTTTCTAATCTTAAAAATATAGTTCCTAACAAAATATTACGTATTAAATTAAATGAGGTAACAAATCTGTTAAAGGATTTAAGTGAGCGCCATTCAGTAAAAGATAAAGATGTTTTAACAATGTTAAGATATTATGAATTAGTTAAAGAACTTAAAACAATAAAGGGATAAAAAATGGTATATAATCCAAGTGCAACCGAAGCAAATCAATTTGAGCGACTAGGACATCCTGGTAGATATACATCAGTAACATTAGTCTCTGGTGCAACAGATGTTTCATTTACAGGATCTAATTATGGATATGGCGCATGTATGGTATCAGCTTCATATACAGGAAGAATATTTTTAGGAGATGGTGGAGAAATTGATGGTTCTACTTTAGCTGTAAATACTGTATATGATTTTAGTGTTTCTCATTTAAGTGGAAGTTTAGCATCAGATGCAATTTATGTATTTAAAAGACAATCGTAATGAATTTACAAGACCAGTTAAATAAATATTTTGAAGAAAAGAAAGAGGACGAGCTCGACGAAATGAATTCAACAGCAAATGTACCAGGTGATATTAAAACACCATATGCATTTGGAGATGGGTCATCTAGAAGTAAAAAGAAGAGAAAAAAATCTGCTACTGGTTCAACAGGGAATAAAATAGTGAAAAAGACTAGTAAACATACTAAAGATGAAAGTTCATATAAAAAAATGATGAAACAAACATTAGGGCTAAATGAATCATCATATAGAGAGTTTAAAAAAGATCCGACATCAACTCCTTCACAAAAAGTTAACAGAGGTATTATGCAAGTTAATAAAATGTTAGGAGAAATAGAAAAAATTGTAAATCATAATTTACGATTAAAAACAGAAACAGGTGTTAAACAAGACCATTTCTGGAAAGCAACTGGTAATAGATTTAGAAAAATTAATGAACGTATGTTACGAGTTGCAAATAGATTAAGAGAATTATCACAATAATAATAACAGTAGATCATCCACCAATAAGGTGCTACTAAAAACAACAGAGAGGAAACAAAATGAAGTACACATTATCATGGCAAGATTTTATGCGCCAACCAGAAAATAAGCAGTTAAAGGAAAACAAAGGTATTCATGCATGTAAGCAAAAATTTATTCAAGAACAGAATAAATTAATGTGGCATGATCCAACTATCATTACAGAAGCAGCACAAGATGCGGGAGTAACAAACAATGTAAATGCACCATATGGTGGATCAACTTCATTTGTAACAGGTAATGCATCACAAGTTGCAACATTTACATGGGATTTAAATTTACCACATTTTATTACAGGATCAGGTGGTAACTTTAAAATAGAAGGTCATTTTTTAACAAATGAAACATCATTTACTGCAGACCATACAGATATAAGAAAATCATATGCAATACTATTTACATCAGGTTCAGTAACATCATCAGCAGGATTAGGTACGGGATTAACTGGATTTTCATCAACAGGATATGATATGATTGTAACGGCATCATCAGCATTTATTCCTGCAGCAGGAAATAGTACTTTATTTGCATCAACAGGTTCTTGGGCAAAAACATTATTAGATGCAGTATCAAGCCAAGCATCAAATGCATCAGTATTAGAGTTTACAAATACAATTGCACCATCAACAGCAATATCTATTGCAACAGGTTCAGGAGGAGAAACTTTTACAATAACTAATGTAGTTAAAGGATCTATTCCAAGTGGTACAGAAGATTATAATTCAGGATCTATATCACTTACAACTAAAGGTATGGATACATTTCATGATGACCAAGGTGCACAATTATTTGATGCTCAGCAAAAGCCATATAGTTATATGCCAAGAAAGGATAATTAATAAAAATAGGATAAAAATATGTCAAAACAATTATTAGTCGAGTATACAACATTTGAAGTAACACCACAACAAATTAACGAAAGTTTAAATAAAAATGGTGGACGATTGATTGTTAATGGTGTGTTGCAAAGAGCCGAAGCAAAGAATCAAAACGGCAGAGTATATCCTAAGGATACTTTAATGCGTGAAGCCAAAAAGTATGCTAGTACATTTATTGCAGAAAAAAGAGCATTAGGAGAATTAGACCACCCAGATTCATCAGTAGTAAACTTAAATAATGTATCTCATAATGTATTAGATATGGCATGGAATGGTGATGACTTAGTTGGTACAGTTGAAGTTTTAGGTACACCTTCAGGTAATATTCTTAAAGAGTTATTTAAATCAGGAATTAGATTAGGAATATCATCAAGAGGTATGGGTTCAGTTAAAGAGATGATGGGAGAAGGTGGAGAGACATTAGAAGTTCAGCCTGATTTTGAGCTGATAGCTTTTGATTTTGTTTCAAACCCTTCAACTCATGGAGCATTTTTATCTCCAGTTAATGAATCAAAAAAACCAACTGCAAGACAAAATCAATATAATAATATTGATAGATTAATAACAGATATAATAAAGGATTTTTAATATGGCACTAGAAGATTTACAATCAACTTACGGACCTTCAAATAAGAAAGGTGAAAAAGGAACCGGCGTATCAGTCGATCCATTAGCAAATGAACAAACAACTGGTATGGCAGAAGCTACTAGTAGATATGGCGGTTCTGAAAAAATTGGAGAAAAGCCATCCGGACCAGATGCATTGGGTAATATACCAGCTGAAAGGTCTTTTGAATAGAGGAGAGAATATGAAATTTAATCATGGAAAATGGATAAAGAAGTTTAAGTCCGGTAATATAAACGAGGCACCAGTTGACTTCGATTCTGATAGAATGGAACCAGGTTCAGAATTTGATACAGCTTATTATACAAATCAGTTAGATGAAATGCAAGAAGCTTTAAGAGACTTTGAACAAGAACTTGTAACTGATATAGATTATAGATCTGAAAATTCTGGAGATTTAGTTTTTGACCAAATGCCAAACCAGATACGTAGATATTTAGCAGCTGCCGAAAGACAATTAGGTGGTTTAGAAAACTACATTAAAAGACAAGGGAAAAAAATATGAAATTTGAAAGAGCATTATTAAAAACAATCTTAAATGAAAAGTATATAGCCGAAGAAGGTGATACACCAGAATTAACATCTGAACAAAAAAAGGCATTTCGAGAAGCAGTAGGAAATTATCATAAACTAGGAGAAGCTGTTTATCGTAATTCAACATTAAGAGAGACTACAGAAACTTTAAGAGAAATTGCACAAGTAGCAGAACAATTAACACTATCAGAATCAGAACATTGGTTTGATAATGTAACTGTATCTCGTCATATGAAACAAATGAGTGAAGCAATGAAAGTGTTTGAAAAAACAGCTGGTGAGGTTCATGGATTACAACAAAGGTTAGAAGCTTCGTACGAAGATATGGGTACAGTCTTAAATAAATACTATAAAGTAAATGAAGCATTAGATTCAGTTGGTTCTGAAGATGGTGATATAGATAATGATGGGGATATGGATAAGACAGATGATTATCTTGCAAATAGAAGAAAGGTTGTATCTAAAGCCGTAAAAAAATAAATCTTTAAAATAATTTGGTATATTGAAAAATATTCTTTATATTATATTAATAGTAAATTAAATTAAAACAGTTATATGAATAAGAAACAAAAAATTTGGGAATCATACATTCCTGGTGCAGCATTAGGAACAAATGTAGTTAGTACAAAATTTAAAGACAAGAGTGGTAAAGTTAGAGAATCTGGTGATATTGGGTTTGCTATACGATTTTGGAAACGTGCTTTAAAAGATGCAGGAACATTATTTGAGTACAAGAGTAGGAAAGAATATATTAAAAAGTCTCAAAGAAAACGAGAAAAAATGAATGCAGCAAAATTTAACCAATGGGTTAAAGATATAAATCAAGACTAGTTTAAAATACAATATTATAAAAAAAGGATGCAATTTGCATCTTTTTTACATTTTACCATAGTGGTTTTCATATGAGTTCCATATATATAATTGACAACGAAAGATACGGTGTTTCTAATACAACGTCACTCTGTCACATAAACAATCTATTAAGGTTCTGAATAACCTTATTTCCAAATTAAATAAGAGGAGAAAAGTAATGAATAAATTACTAAAAGAAGCGATTGCTGATGCAAAAGCGGTAAGAGAAACTGCATTAGCCAACGCAAAATTAGCATTAGAAGAAGCATTTACACCAAGACTTCAATCTATGTTATCTGCTAAACTTTCTGAAGAAGAAGAAATGGACATGGACGAAGATGAAGACATGACTATGGACGCACCAGTCGAAGAGCCAGCAATGGATGAAATGGACGACGAAATGGAAGAAGGTATGAGAGAAGATGACGAAGATCCAACTGATATGTATTCTGAAGAAGAAGATATGGACATGGAAGAAGAAATGGCACCTGCTGCAGAACCAGAAATGGAAGAAGGTGAAGATGATCTTGAACTAGAAGCTATTATTAGAGAATTAGAAGATGAGCTTGAAGAGCAGTCTGATTCAACTGATATAGGTAAAGGCGACAACAAAATGGACGTAGCTACGTCATCCGATGAAGAAGATCCTGCAAAAGGAAAAATGACAGAAGATGATGCTGAAGAAATGGATGAAGACGATTCTGGTGAAGATGAAGTATCTATCGACGAAATCATTAAAGCTTTGAAAGAAGAAGATGGTGACGAAGAAACTACTGATGAAGGACAAAGAGGTGAAGAAACTGTTGAGGAAGCTGAAGAAGAATTAGAAGAAGCTTACACTGTTATCAAATTCTTAAAGTCTAAGATCAATGAAGTTAATCTTCTAAATGCAAAACTATTGTTTTCTAACAAATTGTTTAGAAATTTTGCAATGAATGAATCGCAAAAAATGAAAGTGATTGAAAATTTCGATCGCGCTTCAACTATCCGCGAAGTTAAATTAGTGTTCTCAACATTAGCTGAGTCATTAAAAGTTAACAAAACAAAACGAATTGTTAAAGAAAGTACAGCTTCTAAAACATCTAGATCAACTGCACCTAAAAGGATTTTATCCGAAGGTAACCAGTTAGCATCAAGATGGGCTAAGTTGGCAGGACTTAACAAAAAATAATTAAAAGGGAGAAAATAAATGAATTTAAATTCTTTATTGCCACATGAGTCTCAAGCAAATCAAAACGCTGTATCATTAAAACTAGAAAGAAAATGGGAAAGAACCGGTCTTCTAGAAGGAATGAATAGCGAAGTTGATAGAAAGAGCATGGCGGTTCTATTAGAGAACCAAGCAAAGCAACTAGTAACAGAAGCAAACGCAACTGGTACTGGTGGAAGTGATGAACAATGGTCAGGTGTTGCTTTACCATTAGTTCGTAGAATTTTTGCAGAAATTGCTGCAAAAGATTTTGTATCTGTACAACCAATGAACTTACCATCAGGTCTAGTATTTTTCTTAGACTTTAAATATGGTACAGGTCAAGGGCAAGCAGGAGGATCAGCAGGAGGTAATGACTTCTTAACAGGAGCTGGAAGAACATCTCAAGACGATTCTGTATTTGGTGTAACTAACTTAGGTAATGGAAATGATGTTTCTAATACTGCAACTAGTGCTCCATCAGAAGGTCTTTATGGTGCAGGTAGATTTGGATATACTATGAATGATGTAACATCTTCAGTTAATGTTTTAGCAGCTGCTAGTACAACTACTGTTGCAACTGGTTCATGGTCTACTTCAAATGCATTTGCTGACAATGTAGTATTAGACCAAGCAGGTTATAATATCTTTACTAACTTTAATGCTGATGCATCTGCATCTGCAGTAGGTAATATACATGATATTGTAGCTGTTGGTAAATCTGTAATACCTAACTTTGATGCAAACGGTGCTAGAGCATTTAATGTTGCCGGTACTGATATAGAAGCAGTTTATCCAGAGTTTACTAGAGTATCTAGTGATGGTAACTATGTATACTTCTTAGTTGCAACTACTGATGCAGGTAATACAATTAATGATGTTACTGTAACTTATCACAAACAACCAACTGATCAAACAAGAGGTGACTTTGAAGATAATAATAACTTAGGTGGAGCTAACAATCAAGCTACTTCTGTAGCAGATGGTGGTGCAGGTAATGTATTAGATATTCCAGAAATTAATCTTGAATTAAGATCTGAGGCTATTGTTGCTAAGACACGTAAGTTGAAAGCTGTTTGGTCTCCTGAGTTCGCTCAAGATCTTAATGCTTATCATTCAATTGATGCAGAAGCTGAATTAACTTCTATGTTATCTGAATATGTTTCGCAAGAAATTGATTTAGAAATTTTAGATATGTTAATGAGTAATGCTCAAACAACTGAATTTTGGTCTGCAAAGATTGGATTCGAGTATGATTCAGCAACTAGATCATTTGGTCAATCTAATGCAACTGCACAAGCATACAACCAAGGAACTTGGTTCCAAACTTTAGGTACTAAAATACAAAAAGTTTCGAACAAGATTCACCAATTAACTTTAAGAGGTGGAGCAAACTTCCTAGTATGTTCTCCAAGTGTTGCAACAATCCTAGAATCAATTCCAGGATATGCTGCTGATACTGATGGTGACAAAATGCAATTTGCAATGGGTGTTCAGAAAGTTGGAGCTATTAATAGTAGATTCCAAGTATATAAGAATCCTTATATGACTGAAAACCAAATACTAATGGGATATAGAGGAGCTCAGTTCCTTGAAACTGGAGCAGTTTATGCACCATATATTCCATTAATCATGACTCCATTAGTATATGATCCTAACAACTTTACTCCAAGAAAAGGTGTTATGACTAGATATGCTAAGAAAATGGTACGTCCTGAATTCTATGGTAAGATTGCAGTAGCAAACTTAGATACAGTGTAATTATATAATTTTATTATATATGAAATTAAAAGGCCTTCTTCGGAAGGTCTTTTTTTATGGCTACATATTTATATAAAAGGGTTATATTATGCCAAAGCAAAACATTCAAAAAACACCACCAAAAGGATCTATTAGATTTTCTCTCTCACTTTCAGATGAACAAAAACAAGCAAAGACTGAAATATTAAAACATCCTTATAATTTTGTTGTAGGAAAAGCAGGAAGTGGTAAAACATTATTAGCTGTACAAGTAGCTTTAGATATGTTTTTTAAAAAACAAATTAATAAAATTATTATTACAAGACCGACTATATCTACAGAGGATAACGGATTCCTGCCAGGATCAGAAAGAGAGAAAATGGAACCATGGCTAGTACCTATTCGTTCTAATATGAGAAAGATATATAATAAGCCAATGATATTAGATAAAATGGAAAAGGATGAATCTATAGAATTAGTATCACTTGCTCATTTTAGAGGGAGGACATTTGATAATGCAGTTGTTATTGTAGATGAATTTCAAAATTTAAGTAGATCTCAATTGGCTATGGCTATTGGTAGATTAGGTAAAGATTCAAAAATGATCTTTTGTGGTGATTCATACCAAATTGATTTAAAAGATAAAAATTGGTCTGCATATCATGACATGGCAAAACTGACAAATTCTAATTATGTATATAAAATTGTATTAGAAGATAGTCATAGACATGATTCTATAGATGAATTGTTAGAATTATTGAATGGTTATCATTAATAGTTCATATTTATATTAAATGGCCAATACAAAGATAAAATGGGGTGAAGCTGAGTTTAAATGGAATTTTGCGCCAGGTACTCAATTATCAGATGGTGTTAAACCATATACCTGGGATGATGTTACATTATTAGAAGATTTATTATCTCAAGGCGCAAGTGGTAGTGAATTAGCATACCATGTAGAACAATTAGAACCTGATAAAAAGAAACGGTTTATCAAGTTAGTATGTAAAGTAAAAGGCCTAGAAACATATTCTGGCCAAAAAACAATTAGAGATGATATAAAAATATCAGCTAATGATTGTGAATTAGTAATAAAAGAAGTATTAGGTATAGATTTAACCGTGGAGAATATACATGTATAAATTATTTACAGATAAGACAGAACTATTTGAATGTGATATTAAAATAGAAGGCGCAAGCTTAAAAAACTCAACAGCTAGATTAGTTGTAGAGACTAATGATTATAGTTTAATGTTTAATGGAAAAATTAACAGTGCAGGTAAATGTGAAATTCCTATTAGAAAATTAAAAGGACTTATTGATGAATCCTCTAAAGGTAATATACGTCTAGAGGTTATAGCAGAAGATACTTATTTTACACCATGGAAATCAGAGTTTGAAATCAATGCAAGTAAAAAAGTAACAGTTGAAGTAAAATCTCAATCAAGTAAAAAAGTTATAAAAGAAAACCAAGTACAAGTTTCAAATATAAAACAAGAAGTAACAAAGAAGGATATTGATCATGTTACTAATATAATGAAGTTATTAGTTCGTGAAGATATTAATTTAAAAAATTTACATCTTAAAAAAGATAGAGTAAATAAAATAGTTGCAACATATACAAAACATAAACCTTTAATGGAACATAGAAGAAAAGATGTCATTAAAGGAGTACTTAAAAGTTTGTATAAAAAATAAGGGTTATAAATGGCAGACTTTACAGGCCAAAATATTCAAGATACATATCAACGAGTAGTACAAGTTGATGGTAATCAATTACAAGACGGGACTGGAAGTAATCTTCCTATATCATTTAATGGAGATGATGTTATTATCCCAGGTGCTATAAGAGCACAATCATATATAATCTCCCAAAGTATTATAGCTATTTCATCTGGTTCCAGTATATTTGGTAATTCATTTGATGACACCCATACATTTAGTGGAAGTGTGTCTATAAATGATAAAGTAGACACAGATTATAATACTATTACTCCATCCTTATTTGTTAGACAAGATGCTGTAGATAGATCTCAAATAGCTAATGGATTTGGTGGATCAATTGATTTTCATATACAGAGAGGTTCTAATTCAAGTGGAGCGAGAACAGGAAGAATTGCTAGTTATCTAGTTACAGGCCAAGGTACTGTAAATGACCAATGGGGAATGAAGTTTGGTATTAGAAATGATGATACACAATTAGATGCAATAACAATATATCCAGGCGATCCTGATTCTGCAGCAATGGTTGGTATAATGGATACAACACCATCACATACATTAGATGTGAATGGAACTATTAGAGCTGTATCTAATATTTCTTCAGATAGCTCAATCAGTGCAACAGGTAATATAAGTGCAAGTGGTGCAATAATAGGTAACAGTCTGCAGACAGATGATTATATTACTGGAGATACTTCTTTACCTACTGGAATATTAGTAGATGGATATGTAGAATGTAACCATATAACAGCCTCAGGTAATATAAGTTCAAGTGCAACAATTACAGCAAATTTAATTCAAACACCTAGAATAAATGGAACTGGTGGTTCATTATATATTGCAAACTCCATGGACGTTGCAGGAGGAAACCATATAACAGCCTCAGGTAATATAAGTTCAAGTGGTGATATTATATCATCTAAATTTATTCTTAATAATGATACGGTCGAAGGAGCTTCTTTATCTAATTTACCTGGAGTTTTTAACATAAAAGCAGGAAATGGAGGTACATTAGATAGTGTTGGATTTAAGTCAATTAAAACAACATTTATAGATACTGTTCATTCTGATATAACAGCCTCAGGAGATATAAGTGCAAGTGGAACAATAGAAGGGTCTAATTTAAGTGGAACAAATACCGGCGATCAAGACTTATCAGGACATGTTCTAAGCTCTATAACATCATCTTTATTAGTAAGAAATTCAGAAACTGGTTCATTTTTAACTTCAGTACCAACAGGTACATTATCAAGTTCATTGCAATTACCAACAGGAATATTTTCAGCTTCAGCAGGTGGTGATTTACTTTTACCTCATAATGGCGAGGTTGGGTATGATTCTAATAATCATATATTATTTGGATCAACTCAAGTAGCAATTGATGCAACAATTTTTAATATTAATGCGTCTAATAGAGTTAATTTTTTCGATAGCAACGTAGGAATAAACCCGGCCGGGTCAAATCTAGTTGCACCAGAACGTTTAACAGTTGGAGGTAATATAAGTGCAAGTGGTAATTTTATCGGTCAAAATTTTATCGGTCAAAGAGTTAATATTGCATATGCATCTTCAAATATAGCATCACCGACACAGAATGTATATTTCTATGCTGGTTCAAATGGTCTTACTAGTAATACTTGGAATGTTGGGCTATCAACTGCGGATGCACCAAATGCAGCAGGAGCATATACTGCATCTATACCTGCAACTTATTTCAATAATATACATAGAATACCTTGTGGTGTTAAAACTGTAACATTAAAATCTCAAAATAGAGTAGGCCATACACAAATTCCATCTATATGGATTTACACTGGTAGTTTCACAAATGACTCTGCAGGCGATACACAAATGGGATTTGCTGCATCTCAATCAATAATGACAGTTGATGATGATAATGTGACTAATGGAAGTGGTAAAAACTTATATAATATAGACATAACAGGAAGTAAATCATTTACACCTAATCCGGGACACGAACTAATAGCTGTAATGATGAAAAATGAAGGTACTGGAACTCAGGCCTGGAGATTTAATTATAGATTAGATGGAATAACAACGGAGTAATAATATGGCAAGACAAAAAACAACAATATCAGATCAATTTGGATCTGGAGGAGATAAGGATGGATCTCCAGAAGAAAAATTCTTTACAGATGAAGATATCCAAGTGGACCCAGAATGGAAAGTAATTGAATTACTTCGAGCACAAATAGATGATATTACTGCAGGTGTAAATGCTAATGATGCAGCTTCAGGATCTTATGCAGATCTTAAAAAAGAATATATAACATCTTCAGGATCCTTTTCTACTAGAGTAACTACAAATGATGCCAAAGTAAACACATTTCCTGCTATAACAAGCAATTTTTTAAATATAGTTGGGGTATCTATTAACAGTATAACGTATACAAAGTTTGGTACTTTAGCAATTGTAATTGCAATTACTGATAAATTAGGAAGAACTGCATTGAGATCATTCTCAATTGATGTAGACGAATAATATATGGCAGTAACAGCAACATTAATACCAGCACAGCTTATTGCATCCAACAACATTCAGCCAATGAGTGTAAATTTAACTGAATTATCAGATGGTGAATCAGAGACAGGAATGATTACAACCCCTGCAGAAGGGATTTTACAAATGCATTTTTCTGATATAGGTGGCCAGCAATTGTTTGGCTCAACAATTGCAATTAATATAAAATCAAATGCGGGATCAGCTATTGGAAAAGCAATCGTTGATGTACGTTATTCGAAAGATGGTGGAAGTAATTTTATATCACTATCTGAATACATAATTATAGGACTAGTTACTGATGAAAAGTCAATTGTAATTGGCACTGTTAATAATAACGCTCCAGAAGATAGTTTAGAAGAATTAACATCAGATGATATAAACAATATAATAATCAGTATATCACTATCCTTTGGTATTGTACATGATTTAAATATTACTATAGATGATAACATTGATCGAGGTAGAGTTAGAATACCTGCAGGCCGTGTATTCTTCCGAGAGGGTAGAGTTAGAATTTAACATTAACAAAATCTTCAGGTAATCTATTGTTTCTTCATATTTATATAAAAATAAAAGAAGGTAACATATGGCAAAAAATATTCCAATATGGCCTGGGTCAGCATCATTTCAATCTGGAGATACTCCATTTGGGTTATATGATGCAGATACAGAGTTTACAGAATCCGCAAATAATACTGCAGAATGGTGTGCAAAAAGATTAGGATATCCATTAACTGATATTGAATTGCAGGACATAAATTTCTTTGCATGTCTTGAAGAAGCCGTAACAGAATATGGATCACAAGTTAATACATATAATATACGCGACAACATGCTTAATTTATATGGAGCAGAAACAGGTTCAAATTTTTCTGGACAAAAAATATCACCAAACTTTGGAGGATTAATTGAATTAGCAGAGGAATACGGAACAGAGTCAGGTACAGGTGGAAATGTAACATATTATACAGGTTCAGTTTCAATGACTCAAAATATACAATTATATGACTTAACAGATTCAAATATTGTATCATTAGAGTCAGGTACCCCTGGAGAAGATGAAATTGAAATAAAAAGAATCTTTCATGAGGCACCTCCTGCCATGGTAAAATATTTTGATCCATTAGTTGGTACAGGATTAGGATCACAGAACATGTTAGATGGTTTTGGCTTTGGAGGAATGTCACCTGGTACATCATTCATGATGATGCCAATCTATGCAGATATGTTACGTATTCAAGCAATTGAATTTAATGATCAAATACGAAAGTCTGCATATTCATTTGAATTAATAAATAATAGATTAAGATTATTTCCAACACCTAATGGAGGTAACTTTACAAAAGTATATTTTCAGTATATTTTAAAGACTGATAGGTCGAATCCATTAAAAGGTGCAACAGGTACAATATCCGATTTTTCTAATGTACCTTACCAAAATGTAACATATGGAAATATTAATGTAGTAGGAAGACAATGGATTCAAAAATATTCATTAGCATTAGCAAAAGAGATGTTAGGATATATAAGAGGAAAATATTCATCATTACCAATTCCTAATGCAGAAATTACTTTAAACTCAGCAGACCTAGTATCAGCCGCTCAGACTGAAAAAGAGGGCCTTATAACAGAACTAAAAGAAACGTTAGATACTATGTCCAGACAACTACAATTAGAACGAAAAGCAGCAGAAGCAACCTCATTGCAAGAGCAGTTTAATAAAATACCACTTAAAATTTATATAGGGTAATTATGGCATTATTTGGATCAGCAAGAGACGCAAGTTTAATTAGATCAGTTAATCGTGAATTAATAAATGAATTTATAGATACTGAAGTTGCTTTGTATAAACTTAGTTTAGGTGATAGCGCAACTAATATATATGACGAATCAGATAGTAAAGTTTATTACTCACCAATGAGAATAAATTCTCTTATACAAAAAGATGATAAAACAATTGCAGCAGATGATTTTGGAATTGATTCAACTAGAACTGGTATATTTTCATTTTTAAGAGATGATCTAGTTGAAGTAAATATTCATATTGAAGGTGGTGATGTAATTGAATATGACAATGAATTTTATGAAATAGATTCAGTTCATGGATCACAATATTGGACAGGTAGAAATCCTGGTACAGATCTAGGATTTACATTAGGTGACACTGATGAATTTGGATTGAGTGTTGCAATAAGAGCAGAAGGACATTTAACTAGACGTAATGGATTAAATATACGAGAAGTACGATTTGGTATTAATAAGACAAATACAAAACCTAAAAACTTATAATGGCTGATAAAAAATTAAATAAAACATATAGTTCTTTTACAAATGATAAGATTGTAAATCGTGCGGAACAAATACGTCGAGATACTGACATTGTAAAAACACCTACAGTTACTATATATGATTGTGATAATGCAATATTGTCATATTTACAAGATGTAGTAAAACCAAAGTTAATAGAAAATTCTCAAACAATTGATGTACCAATTTTATTTGCTAGTGGAGAAAAATGGGTTCAAATTCAGAAACGAGGATTCATGCGTGATGAAAAAGGAAAACTAATGACACCGTTAATTAGTATTCGAAGATCATCTGTAACTGAACGAGATACTTTAAAGTCATTAGCAGTAAATCAAAACCCATCTGGAATGGGATTGGTACATTATAATAAATTTACTAAAACAAACATGTATGATAAATTTAGTGTGATACAAGGAATAAAACCTACAAGAGAATTATTTATATCACCTATACCTGAATATGTTGATATATCATATGAATTAATGTTATGGACCCAATATACCGAACAAATGAATTCATTAGTAGAACAGTTAGTACCATTAAGTGGTTTTGCATGGGGTACTACATGGAAGTTTATTTCATTCTTACAAGACGTTTCATTTGAAACAATTAATTCAACAGGTGAGGATAGATTGATAAGAGCTACTATACCATTAACAACAAAAGGAATATTATTAGCAGAATCAGAATTAAGAAAATCAAATATTGAAAAACAATTT